GGCAGGGGGGCTTATTATTACCCCCCCTGCCCGGGACGGGACATTCTGTGATGGGCTGGGCTTTATGCGGCCAAATAAGCCCATAAAGCCAGATCTGGGCCCATTTAAGGGCCCGTGGTTTGAAAATGTCGCGTTCCCGCCAAAATAGTTGCTTGCTCTGCAAGCAAACTATATCTATTATAAATACCAGATGTAATGGTTGCCTGAGAATGAAAATAAAAGGATGGCGAGGTATCCGAAGAAGGCGCTAAAGAAGAGGAAGGCGGTACGCCGTAAGTATGGAAGTAAAGCTACGACCAGTCATGATTATGCTGTTGATACTTCATTTATTGTTCCTGAAAATACTATTAAGCTGTATCGTATTGAGCCTACTGATAAAACATTACCCAGATATTTTATCTGGAAAATGTTTATGTTGTTGGTATGCAAAGTCAGACCAGGGCGTATACTTCATTGGGCGATGATTAAGAGCTCTTGGGATGTGAAGGATCCAACAGTTGTTCTTGAAGCGCCTGGATTGTTTATCAAGCCAGCAAACAGCCATCTGGTTAAACTGGTATGCAGTGGCGAGTTAGAAGCTCCAGTAGGAGGAGGGACTTCAGAGGTTGAATGTCTTCTACGGAAGACAACTTTACTTCGTAGGAATGTTACAGAATTGGATTTCTTGTATTTGGCGTTTTATTGTTCTTCTGGAGTTACAATCAACTACCAGAACAGGATTACATATCATGTATAAACCACATAAAATAAATGTGGTGTTGCAGGCATGGGAAGAATAAAACAATGTTTGCCTACGAAATATTTTGGTAAAGTGAAATTATGACCTGTCAGAATTAAGTTTAGAATGAACTGAGGCCGAAGGCCTCACCGAGGCCGAAGGCCGTCAAGTTGGATGAATAAAATACAAGGTATAAGTACGAAGAGCGGTATAATATCTGAAAGGAAATAATAATAATATAATAAAATATTATGATGTCCCAAAATAGCAGAATGCTAAAGGAACAAAAGGATGCTCTAAGTACAGGGTTGCGTGCTCTGGACGCCACTTTAGTGGTGGGCCAGATGTCCCGAGTTAGTGCGCCACGTG